CAGTCACAGTTTAATGACTTATTGAATCAAAGAGTGGCTGCAGCAATAGAAAGACAGAAGCAAGAAATGGCTCAAACATTATTTGTTCCTGTTGAAGAACTTCCAGATGATATAGAATTGTCTGATACCGATAATACTGATGAAAGTGAAAGTAAAGACGGAATAAATAATGATGAAACATATTCAGCTGATATAGACACCGAGGAAAACAATAATGGCCAAGACTCTTAAACAGATTCTAGATGGAGTAAAGTCTTCAAAGATCAAAGATAAAGATATACTTGGATCTAAGCCTGGTGTCGATTATCGACCAAAGTCAGGTGATGAACAGAAGTTTGCTGATAAACATAAGATTGAACAGCATGCTGACAGAGTTGGCAATGAAGATGATATCTATCAAGCAAATAATATTAATTATACAATGAACAAAAAGGGTCACGGCTATAAGTCCGGCGAAGATGAAAAAGTTTATGAGGAAGCCAAATGTAATATGACAGAGGCCGGCAGTATGTGCGAAGCACATGGCATGAAAAAGTGTCCACCAGTTCTTAAAGAAAAGCCCGTTAAAGAAGATATTGACGGGGGATACGACATCAGTGAAGGTAGAATTGTCGATACAAAGCATGTAATGAATAGTCGTGGTGGTGAAGACCGCTATGAGTTGCATCATTCAGGCACTGGCGCTGGTTGGCATTCAATTATCAAAACACATCAAGATGGTAAAGATCTTCATGCTATGCACGGATTTCATAGTGTAGTTCATGTTGGTTCAGAAAAATATGTTAGAAATAAGTGGAAGGGTATTAAGCATTCTGATTCTGCATATGTTAATTCGGCCGCTGAACCTGTTAAAGAAGAGACCATTGACGAGATTTCGCGTGGTTTAGCATCGCGTTATCTTAATAAGACAAATCCGGATTATAGTTCACCTACTGAGGTTCAGAAGCGTAAGGCTGGTAGAGAGTTAGCTCTAAAAAAGAAGTGGGGCGATAAGAATTTTGGTACAGCAGAACCAAGAGTAAAGGCTACTGAAGAAGTTGAACAGATTGATGAAATTTTAATTCAGCAGTATATTTCTGGGCCAAAAAATAAAAGTGCGCAAGTTCGCAAGAATATGAACACTGATAATTATTCCGTTAAAAAGATAACAGATGGTACAGTTGTCGGTATTTCAAATCATGATGATGTCTCAGCAGCTCATGCTGCTGCAAAGAAACATATCAGCGAGGGTTATGGCAATGATCTATCACGCGGTCTATCGACTGGTTCTTTAATCAAGAAAAACACTGGCCACAAGGTACACTTCAATACCAAGAGCCAGATGATCCACACTGATTCCAACAAGGTAATTACTCAGAACGCTGATAACCACTCTGTTCCAGAGCTAATTCAGCATGCCAAAAACTTTAAGGAAGAAGTTGAACAGATTGATGAAAAGAAAAGATCAAGGAATATTCTAGTTACAATGAAGGGTGAAAAGGGTGCTGGTGGTGTTAAGCGCATCAGACAATCTGAATATGACCCAAAGATTCATAGTCTAGCTGAGCGCGCCATGTCTGCTACTGAAGTGGATAAGCGCGAAGAAATTGTTAAGGGCATGAAAAAGAAGCTTGGTGACTTTCGCAAGCGCTATGGTAAGCGTGCCAAAGATGTAATGTATGCCACTGCTACAAAACAGGCGATGAAAGAAGATATAAAGGAGTCTGTAATTCCTGCAAACTCACCTATTCGTGATTATAAGCGCAAGGATGTTAGTGGTCTCTATAATTTTTCACATCTAGAACATCCGAATGGTAATTATATCCAGCATAATCAAAATAAATATGTGCATTATAATAAGAAAACTGGAGAACACAAGTCTTTTAGCAGAACAAAATCAGGTCTCGCAGATCTTATTAACCATGTAAATAAAGTTCATTCTATTAAAGAAGATATTGCACAGCCATTAATTGGTGCAACATCAACACCTCCACGTGAAAATTCTGATGGAGAAGCCGCAATGGTAAAGACTGAGTTGCGTGCCATTGCTAATAAGGCTATGCATCTAGTAACACAGATGCCTCAGGGAATGGATATTGAGCCATGGGTGCAATCAAAGATTGCTCAGGCAAAACAAATGGTATCATCAGTTCATGACTATATGATTTATGGTAATCATGATGAAAAAGAGCAGACTGATACACCAATAACATTTCCCAATACTAATGTAGATACTGGAAGAATTTAATGATGATAATTAAACCATTAGGCGTAGAAATAGCTTTAACATCAAATACAACTGTTGCTAATTCAACATTAGTACGTGTAATTAATACCGGTGTATCAGGTGTATTAACATTTGCTAATGGTGGAACTACATATGCTAATGTAACTGTATCAAATGCCCAGTATGTCGTTGTTCAAAAAGCTCCTACAGATACGCTTCAAGGCACTAATATGCTTGGTGTTCCAGTAGCATATAAAAATTAAAGAGAGATAAAATGCGTCTATTTACAGAACTAAATGAAGAAGTAGAATATATAACCGAAGCAAAAGAAAACGGTGATAAAGAACACTTTATTCATGGTATTTTCTTACAAGCTAATAAGAAAAATCGTAATGGACGAATTTATCCTGTTAATGTAATGGAAAAAGAAGTTAACAGATATAACAATGAAGTTATTAATAATAAGCGAGCTTACGGTGAATTAGGTCATCCACAAGGACCACAAATCAATCTAGATAGAGTATCTCATCTTATTACAGAGCTAAAGCGCGATGGTGATAACTTTGTTGGCAAAGCAAAGCTTACCAATACTCCAATGGGTAATATAGCAAAAGGTCTTTTGCTTTCTGGCGCAGGTCTTGGTGTATCATCCCGTGGTCTTGGAACACTTAAGCCAACCAAAGATGGTATTATGGAAGTTCAAGATGATTTCCGTTTAGCCACAGCTGCTGATATTGTTGCAGATCCATCTGCACCAGATGCTTATGTTAAAGGTATTATGGAAAACTGTGAATGGCTATATGATGCTGTTAAAGATACTTGGCTTGAGCAAAAATTAGATGATACTAAAAAAACTATTCATAAGTTGTCTCGTTCTAAGATTGAAGAACGTCAACTTTCTCTTTTTGAGAGTTTTGTAGAATCTCTTAAAAGAATTTAATTATAAATAATCTTAAGATTCAAGGAGAAAATCCATATGACTGTAAAGAATAAAGAAATTTCAGAAGACGGCTTAGAAGATATGCATGAGGAAGATACTCAGGCATCAGCTTCTCTTAAAGCTGGTTCTAGATCTATTGCCGATCCAAAAGCTATTGATGGTTCTAAGGTTGCAATGATGAAGACTATGATGAGCATGGCTTCAGGCATGGGCAAAGAAGATATGACTGATTGGTTTAATAAGGCAATTGCACTTATTGGACACGAAGCTGATAAGGTTGGTGACAATTCTGGTAAGAATCAGTCATCTGTTGATTCAACTCTTGGTTCCGGACCAAAAACAAAAGATGCAATGTCTAAGCTAGCATCTATTACTCCAGGACAGACAATGAGAGAAGATGTTGCTGATCTATTTGGCAATGAAGATCTTTCTGAAGAGTTTAAAGAAAAGGCTACTGCCATTTTCGAAGCAGCTGTAGTATCTCAGCTATTAGTTGCACGTGAAGAGCTCGTTGAAGAGTTTCAGACAGCATTAAATGAAGAAATTGCTCGTATTGAGAGTGAAAGCGTTGAGAATTTAGATAAGTATCTCGATTACGTAGTTGAGGAATGGATGAAGGAAAATGAAGTGGCTATTGAGTCATCACTTCGTACAGAACTTACTAATGATTTCATGGAAGGTTTAAAGAATCTATTTGCTGAGCATTATATCGATTTACCAGAAGACAAGGTAGATGTTGTTGAGAGTCTTTCAGATAAGGTAGCTGAGCTCGAAGACAAACTTAATGCAACTATTACAGAAAACTTAAGTCTAAAGGATGAACTAGTTAATACAGAACTTTCTTCTGTAGTAGAAGAGCTAGCTTCTGATTTAGTAATGACACAGCAAGAAAAGTTTAAGTCTCTTGCAGAAGAGATTGAATTTGATGGCGATATTTCTAACTTTAAGAAAAAGTTAGAAATTGTCAAAGAAACATATTTTAATAATGAATCATCAACATCTTCTAATATTGAAGAAGAAACATTTGAGACAAATGATTCACAGCCAGTGTCAAATACATTGGTAAACCGTTACGTTCAGGCTATTTCAAGAACAGCCAAGAAGTAAGACTTTTAATAAATAGAAATTAGAAAACAAGGAGAAGACTTTATGTTCCTCAACGAAGAAATCCAGAAGAAGTGGGCGCCAGTATTAGATCACGATGCGCTTGGTACCATTAAGGACCAGCATAAGCGTTCTATTACTGCTTTAATGCTTGAGAATACTGAGAAAGCACTACGCGAGACAGGTGGTTATCAGTCATTAAATGAAATTTCGTCATTACTTCCAGTTAATGCTGTAGCCGGTGGTTCACAGTCATCTGGTGGTAATATCGATACATTCGATCCAGTATTGATTTCACTTGTACGTCGTGCAATGCCTAATCTAATTGCATATGATGTATGCGGTGTACAGCCAATGACAGGCCCAACTGGCTTGATCTTTGCAATGCGTTCACAATACTCAAACTCTACAAATGCTACAGCCGGTGGCGAGACATTCTACAACGAAGTCAACACTGCATTCTCAACTGTTACAGCTGGCAACTCTACATTCGGCCAGGCAACTGGAACAGGTCCAGGAGCTTCTATTCCTGGTCAGACAAATACCACAGCAATGGTTAATACCGCATTCTATAATACAAACTTCGGTATGTCAACGGCCACTGCTGAAGCTCTCGGTACAGATTCTGGCAATACTTTTGCTCAGATGGCATTTACCATTGAGAAGGTTACAGTAACAGCTAAGTCTCGTGCCCTTAAGGCAGAGTACACAATGGAACTTGCTCAGGATCTTAAGGCTATCCATGGTCTAGACGCTGAGACAGAGCTTTCAAACATCCTTTCAGCTGAAATTCTAGCCGAGATTAATCGTGAAGTTGTTCGTGAGATCAACATTACTGCTAAGGTTGGTGCACAGGATAACGTAACTACAGCTGGTATTTTCGACCTAGATACAGATTCAAATGGCCGTTGGTCAGTTGAGAAGTTCAAGGGTCTAATGTTCCAGGTAGAGCGTGAGTGTAACCGAATTGCTCGTGAAACACGTAGAGGCAAGGGCAACGTTCTTATCTGCTCATCAGACGTAGCATCTGCTCTTCAGATGGCCGGTGTTCTAGACTATGCACCTGCACTAAATTCTAATAACCTACAGGTAGATGACACAGGCAGCACATTTGCTGGTGTTCTAAATGGACGTATCCGTGTATATGTTGACCCATATGCAATTGGTGGTAACTATCTAACAGTTGGATACAAGGGTTCAAGCGCTTTCGATGCAGGCGTATTCTATTGCCCATATGTTCCACTACAGATGGTACGTGCAGTTGATCAAATGTCATTCCAGCCAAAGATTGGTTTCAAGACACGATATGGAATGGTAGCCAATCCATTTGCTGAAGGCACAACAGCTGGTCTAGGTGTATTACGCACTAACTCAAACGTATACTACCGTAAGCTTATTGTTGCAAACTTGATGGGCTAATCAGGAATATTACTTTTCCGAAAAGAACCGGCTCCGGCCGGTTCTTTTTTGTTTACTAAATATTAATACTAGATTATAGTAACTAAAAGGAGATTTCATGATTCCTGTTGATCAAGAGTATTTTTATGATAAAGGTGAAATTGGCGATTGTGTTAGAGCTGTAACAGCTTCTGTGCTTGAATTAAGCAATGAAAATGTGCCACATTTTGTGAGAGATCAACCAGGCAGTGATTGGTATGAAACATGGGAAAAATTTATGATCGATCATGGTGTTAAGCCAATCATGATTGCCGGCCCATGGGAAACTATACCTAAACCGGTTGGATATTATCTAGCTTCAGGACCAGCTGAAAGAAAATGTAAACATATTGTAATAATGTGGGATGGTAAGGTTGTACATGATCCTCACCCATCTAGAGCAGGTTTGTTAAACATAGAAGCTATATGGTTATTAAAATGAGTGGATTCATATATATCTGGTTTGATAGTAAATACAAACGTTATTATCTTGGTGCTCATTGGGGTAAAGAAAATGACGGTTATATCTGTAGTTCATCATGGATGAAGAGATCATATTATAAAAGACCTAGTGATTTTCGTCGAAGAATTATTAAGTCAAATATTAAATCACGTGATGACATGTATGCATTAGAGATGAGATATCTTAATATGATCAAAGAATCAGAAATAAAGCCTTATAATCCTAAACCGCGATATTATAATCTTAATATTAAGAATAATAATGTATGGCACAGATATGATGATCATATTAAAACAATAGGCCAAAAGATATCTGCTGCTAAAAGGGGCAAGCCAGATAAAAGAACTACACCTATGTTAGAGATAGGAATTAAGATAAGTACAACTAAAAAAGAATCATTTTATAAGAGAGAAGCAGAACTAGGTTACAAATTTACTCTAGAACATAAGCAGAATCTGTCTAAATCATTAACTGGTAGACAGCATACAGATGAGTGGAAAGCATTAAGTTCTGAAAGATTAAAGAAACAATGGGCTGATGGTATTC